TACTCTTACACAATATACGGACTGGTGTGTTAATGAGAATTTAGTGTTAAATGGACAAAATATCTATGCAACTATCACACCCGATATGCTGGCAGCACTATTAAATAAGACATTGTTAAATCATCAAATTGTATCAAGAGATACGATTTTAACATGGATCGAAGCATTAAAGAATCCTAGAGATCGATTTATGATTCTGAGCATTTTTGAATATGGCAAGTCTAAAGATTTTGAAGACACGATTAGAGCAAAACTTGATGATATCGACGTAGAAAATCATACAATGAAATTGTATTCCGGAAGAGTTGTAAATGTAAGTGAAGCATTAATTTTAACTGCACAAAAGAGCAATATGACAATGGAATTAACATATCCATATGGAACTAAATCCAAACTTATGGACGATGGAACCATTATAAAAAGATCTCATATTGTAAAAGATGATCCGCATTGTCTTGGGAGACAAATGTATAATTCATTAGCAGCAGCGTTGAAGTCCATAGATGTATCATATATGACTGCTGAAAAAATTAACATTTCCGGACAAATTCATATGACAAATGAATTAATCCAGAAGTATAATTCAAATAAAAACAAGATTTTATATGATGTTGAAACTCGGTCTATGATTGAACACCAATATGGAATTAAGATTAATAGACCTTCATATTTTCTTAAAAAATATGGTGACTATTTAATATAGTCGCCATGTTTAAATAAAGTAACAAGTTAAATTAACTTTCATTAAAATCAAATTTATTACGAGGAACAAAAAAATGGTTAGAGAATTTGTAAAGAATGCAAGTAAAGTAGCTCAGAAAATCGATATTATGTTTGAAAAAG